GTCCCAAGACCACTTGTATTAGTTGCGCCCGAAAATGTTGCACTGGCACCTGTGTGTACTGCACCAGTATTACCTATAGTACCTGCATAAATTGCAGCAGCAGTTACCAAGTTACCGTTTACAGCACTTGCAGTGTTACCAATAGTAGTGCCAAGAATAGAGGTACCATTAATGGTTTGTCCATTTATAGCACCGCCCATAGTTAAGCTAGTCAGTGCACCAAGTGAAGTAATATTTGTTTGTGCTGTGGTTGATAGCGTTCCAGTTAATGTTGATCCCGTATTGCCAATTGTTCCAGCATATAGAGACACGGCATTGAAATTATTTGCGTATAATGCACCGCTTATACCTACACCACCACTAACTGTAAGTGCGCCAGTAGATGTTGAAGTGCTTATTGCAGTACTAGTAATCAACATTGAACCTGGTAATGTTAAATTACCACCATAATCAATGCTCATTCTGGTAACACCTGGTGTATACCATCTAAAAGTACCAAAACTATTGTCTATTTGCCAGTTTGCCGAGGCATTACCGTTGAAAAATCCTATTCTTGCAGTTGCATTTAAGTTACCAATATAAACACCAGGCGTTGTTGTGCTTTCGTTAAATGCACCATTTGCAACTAAATACCCACTAGCATTTATATTACCACCAACACCAACACCGCCGCCAATAACTAGTGCGCCAGTTGTTGTAGAAGTAGAAACAGTTGTGCTATTAGAAACAAGATTGCCACTAACATAGTTGTACTGTAAATAAGTTGCACCACCAAATACACCAGCATTGCTGAATTGTATCATGGTGTTTCCGCCACCGCTTGCTCCACCACCAGCCGTTGCGCCGTTTGGATAATAGATACCGCTTGTTGTTACAATATTACCAACATACAAGTTACCACTTATACCAGCACTAGGAACAACGACTGCACCAGTTATAGTGCTAGTAGATGTTGTAGTACTATTAGATACAAGGTTACCACTTGTTAAGTTATATTGTAGATAGGTTGCACCAGTAAATGATCCACTGCTGTTAAATTGAACCATACTATTGCCACCACCAGCAGGAGTAGTGATAGGATTACCGTTGCTATAAAGATAATAATTTCCGTAATGCGCATTTGCATTTATGTTACCAGTTACGCCAATACTTGGAGTAACTATAGCGCCAGTTGTAGTAGATGTACTAACAGTAGTACTATTGCTTACAAGGTTACCACTTGTTTTATTATATTGTAGATAGGTAGCACCACCAAAAATACCGCCATCATTAAACTGAACAAAAGTATTAGAGCCGCCAGGATTTGTTGCACCAACTGCAGCAGTTAAACTAGTAAAAGTTATACCAGTCGTATCAATAATAATGTTACCAAGCGTAGTAACATAGTAAAATTTATTAGAATAAGTTGTTCCTTCAGCAACATATGTCATTGCACCAGCAGAAAGACTATATGGCTGTGCAGCGTCTGTATCACGAACCCAAGTTCCGTTAGTACCAGTACCAACAACTGTTACACGATAGATGCCGTTTTGAGAAGTGGTAGCTTGTCCTTGAACAAGAACGCGATCACCAACTACTAAAGTTACACCATCTACTATATTTGGGGCACCAGTAGATAGCGATGTGATATTACTAGTAGAAGTTACTCTACAATTATTTTTAAAATCGCTGTCAAGGATGTCAAAAGCACGAAGTCTTGTTAAGGCCATGTTTAATCTCTATGTGTAGTATTTATTGATAGTTCACATAGAGATTAATGGGCTTAGATTGGCATATATGTTGGCATAAATGTAGCAGTTGCGCCACTAGTAGATGCCTGAGCAACAATATAAACTGTTCCGCCGCTGACATTAGCACCTACCGTTGCAACACCAGCACCAATATAAACATTGCTTACTACTGAATAGTTTGATACAGTAGCATTTGATACTACTAGTAGTTCAGTGTTTTGAATAGCGCCGCTTGTTGCTTTTAACTTTATCAAGTATTTTGCACCAGTGAATGTGCTTGCACTGAATGAATCAACAATAGTGTTTGCGCCACTTGTAAGTGACACTGGATTCATCATTGGAGCAATACCGCCGCCAAAATAATTACTGCCGCCAGTTGCAGTATTTGCAATATAACGATAAGTTCCGTTGGTAGTTATATAGGCATTGCCTGTGCCAGCGCCACTGTCTTTGAGACCAACGACACTTGTGCCTGTTGCAATACTAGTAACAACTGAAGTAGAAACAATTGTTCTGGCATCAATAATATCAGTTGCTAGTGGAGCTTCAGTAAAGGTCAATGTTGTTCCACTTACACTATACGCAGTAATTGGAATCTGTACTAGACCGTTAACAGAAACAATAACGCTGTTTGTTGTTCCGCTTTGGCTTAATGTAAATGCAACAGTTGATCCATCACCAGTGAAGCTATCTTCTGATACAGTAGTATATGCTCCACTTGAACTTACCCAAGAAGATGAACCTGCACTATAATATTCTAACTGGTTAGTGTTGTTATTATAACGGAACATACCTGCAACGCCATTGCTTGGACGCTGTGCAGTTGAACCGCTAGGCAATATAATACTATCGGTTGAATTTATTTGTAAACTAGCGTTACCAGTTATTAAGTTTGGCGCAATCTTGATACCAACCTGTCCAGTTACACCGTTTGTAACAAGCAGATTTTGATATCCAGATGCACTAGCGCCATGAACAACAAGGTTTGCAGCAAGCTGGTTAAAGTTAACATTTAAATTAGAATTGCCAACTGTATAAACACTTATATCGCCTGTATTTGCATATGGATACACACTGCTTGAATACGCAGTTGGCGCAATAGTAGCCGTTGCAGCAGTGATATTTGCTCCGCTATAGATACTTCCAACTATACCAGCACCGCCTTGAACAACAAATGCACCAGTTGCCGAACTTGTACTTGTTGTAGCAGTTTGGACAACAATGTTGCCGTTAGTTGCAATTATTGCAGCATCGGTAGCACCGCCATTTATAACAAAGCGGATAGCATTGCTTGTGGTTGTTCCTAGAACAAGGTCACTGCTAGTTGATGTTAGATAAACATTGTTTGGTGCAGAGAGTGATCCGCTTCCACTAAATCCACTGCTGTTCATACCAAAGTCACCATAGTATGTTGATGCAGTGCCTTGATCGTTGTTTACGATAAAGTCACTACTTGCTGATGAACCATTGTTAGTATTTTGTAAAATGTTTTGAATATAACCATTATAATTCTGTTGTCCCACATACTTGATGTTTGTATCGCTATATGAAAGTGTGCCAGCAAACACATTGCTGCCCAGATAAATGTTACCAGTAACGCCTACGCCGCCTTGAACTTGCAGTGCACCAGTACCAGTAGATGTGCTATTTGTTCCACTATTGGCAATAAGATAGCCAACAGTAGCAGCGTTACCACCATTAAAGTTCAGTGCATTAATATTTCCAGTAAGAGTTTGGCTTGCGCCAGTAAACACTGCGCCACTGTTACCAAATGTACCAGCGTTGACAGTAGGAGCACTCACTGTTCCTTGTGAATTAATAGTACTGGTTGTTGTAATTGTAGTAAATGCACCAGTTGATGCAGTAGTAGAACCAATTGGTGTATTTTGGATGCTTCCAGCATACAGAGAACCAGAAATACCAGCGCCGCCACTGATAACTAACGCGCCAGTTGTGGTAGAAGTTGCTGCATTTCCACTAAGTGCAATAAGGTTACCAACTTTTACAGTATCATATATCAGATATGAGTTTGCAAGATCAGCAGAACCAGAAGGCTCACTGCGAAGATTGCTGAAGAAATACCAAGCATTATCAACATGGTTTCTTAGCAGACCAGTATGGTTATATCCTTCAAGCGCATCATACTTGTGGCTATAAAAACCAATTTCATAATTGTAATTACTAATACCTGTTGCATCAAGATATACCATTGGCGAGTTAACACTCAATGCAGTATAACCAAGACTTGTTAGGTTAGCAACAACAAGATTACCTGCAATATAAGAATCACCGCCAGCATAGAATCCACCTGTGATTTGTAATGCGCCTGCGCCACTGCCATAAGAGTTTGCAGTACCAGCAACATATACAGAACTTGCACCGTTGAGACCCATATTAATTGTAGTTGCAGCTTGACCAAGGTTAATAGTTGTTACACCACTATTGAATATGCTCGCTGTAGTTTGGTCTGTCACGATGCTAGCATTAGTATTAAGAGCCATGCCACCTGTAGTGGTAACGGTTGTAAATGCTCCGCTGTTTGCAGTATTAGCACCAATTGCACCAATAAAATAACCAGCTATGTTACCACCAGCACTTGCTGTAAAGCTAGGTGCTTTTAAGTTATTATTAATTGTTGTAGTACCAGTTGTTGCGCCGATACTTGCAGTAGTTGCAGCACCAAATGCGTTTACAGTTGTAGAAATAGTATTGAATACAGTTGCAGTTGTACTGCTTGTATAAATTGTGCCGTTACCAGCAAGACCAAGACCAGTGCCAACTATTAACTGACCACTTATACCCGTGCCACCAGTTACTACCAACGCACCAGTTGTTATAGTTGTACTTGCTGTACCACTTGCAGCAATTATGTTACCAGCGGAATACAAGTTACCGCTAGTAGTTACAGTAGTAAATGTTCCAGCATTTGCAGTATTAGCGCCTATTCTTCCATTAAAATAAGCAATAACTTGGCCAGCGCCAGTGATAGTTCCCTGTGAAATTATTGTGCTAGTAGTAGTTAATGTCGAAAACGCACCAGTATTTGCACTATTGGCACCAATTGCGCCTGTTAGATAACCAGTTATCTGCCCACCACTGCTTGTCGTTACTGATGTAGCAACGACAGTGTTTGGAGTATTTGCGCCAATTGCAGTACCATCAATATATCCGCCAGTAATACGAACATTTGGTAAAGTTGCGTTTGTAAAATTTACAGATGTGATAGTAGCATTACCTGCAGCTAAACCATAAACTTGAAGGTTAGCAAATCCACTATTATTAATTGTACCAAAAGTTGTGCCAGCAGTAGATTCAGTTGTGTACTGTAGTTGAAACTGCTGAGCAGCTTCTTCCCAAATTATGGCAGTGTTTGTTTGGTTACCACGACCAAAAATAAACCCAAGATCATAGCTTGGGCTACCGCTTTGGTTTCTGTTAACAACAACTAATGGATCGGCAATTACCAAGTTTGTAGTATCAACTGTTGTAGTAAGACCATTAACTGTTAAGTTACCAACAGTTAGGTTTCCACTATATGTAAAGTTTGATGCTAATAAGCCGCCCGTTATACTAGCTGGCTGAAGTTTAGTGGCAGCATTAATATCACTGTTATAAACTTGGTTATTTCTTACTCTTGTGAGCGCCATTATCCATATACTCCGATAGGAGTATTTATGGTCTCAGAACTATTTTTATTAAGTTAAACTTAGCGAAAGGCTGGTCCACTTGTCCAAGTAACCAAAGTTCTACGAACTCCGCTTGTAACTGGCGTAACTTTATGCAGCAGATAGCTTGGAAATGCTACAACTAAACCTTTTTGCTTCTTAACACTAGTTGGTTCAGTATCTGAATATATTTGTAGCTCACCGCCTTCATACTTTTCAGGATCGCTAAGCTGTAAAACTAAACTTAGCTTTCGTTGTGGCAAATCACCTCCTGGTCCTGAAATATCTACATGCGCATCATAGTGGCCGTTTTCTGTTCCATCATATATGGTGTATTGCAGTGCTTCAGCAAAACCAAATAGATCAAAATTAAAAAACTGACCATTTAATTTTCTAGCTATAAAAGCTAATCTGTCGTATACCCACAGCGTTTCATCTTCATTTGTAAGCCAACTTACTTTACTTTTACGAACAGTTTCATTGACTTTGAGACCGTCAGTGCTACCAACTTTTGCTTCATTTGGTCTACGAATTTCACCAAGACGAATTATTTCATCAATTTCATCGTCATTGAAACCATTTTCCCAAGTTGCAAAAGATGTCGCCAATGCAAAAGAAGGCGATGGTAAAAAAGTATACATTATTTCTTCTCCACTAATTGATCACGATAGTAACTTTCGTGCGAAGCCATTTGTCGTTGAACTAATTTTTGTTCATCATAATCTTTTTTGCTAAATTTAGCAATTTCATTTTTGTTTAATAACTCGCTTCTTTTAATAGGTATAGCTTGAACTAACGGCGTTCCAGCTTGCAATATACCAGTAAAGTTTGGTTTTTTAAAAATAAATGGGAAATTTATAAATTGAAAATATTTGTCAGTATCTACCAATCCACCAAAGCAAGTAAAATTAGAATCTTCACGATTGATAGGCGGAATAAACAGTGTACTCCAGCCTGGCGGAGTTTGAATTAACCAGTAATTCATGAATTTCATTGGTGGAAAATCTGAGTGGGGGGCTGGTGTTTTTCTAGTGGTTACTTGTTTTTTATCGTGATTTGTTATTATTTCTTTATAAAAATTTGTTTTATATTCAACACCACTTGCATCTTCATTGGTTACAATTTCAACATCTGCTGCAAGTGGAATAATATAACCGATACTCATTGCATCTAAGAATGGTATGCAGCGTTTTACTGTTGAATTTTTTAATTTTTCTTCTTCGTTAACTCGCATCGGAAGATGCTTGAACCAATCAGGTATATATTTTTTACTTGAATAAGGTTTAGGAATTACGCCCCAATCTTCTTCATGACAAATAAATTTTATTTGATTGTTCTTTCCAAAGAACGATTTTAGCATAGTTGAATACTTTCATCAGTTTTGACCATTGCCTTGTCTATATGTAATGGTACCATTTGATTCAACATATGCTTTGCAGTTTCTTATTTCTTTTTCACCACGAAGTATATGATCGTCATGAAGTGAAAAGTGAAGATTTGAGACCCATTCTCGCAATTCTGCAGGAAGTTTATCAAAACACTTCATGACAATCATCATTCTATGTGCATCAAACTCATGGGTATTTAACATTAAAGTTGAGTGAGTTCAATTAAATTGCTGCTAACCAATGCATCATAACCTATTAGAAAAACTGGTTTATTGATAGAATCATCAGTAACTTCAGTATAATGTACAAATGGAAATTTGTCAACAACTAACCCTGGTATCCAAGTACTATAATTTGCAAAAAGGTCTGCGTGTTGCACCGGGTCCCAATATGAAAGATGAGTAAATTCAATATTATTTGCCTTTAACCAATCATATGATTTTCTATTTTCATTGTTGTCTTCATACAGACCTGTGCAAAGATAAATGTCTTTAATTTTCGTGATACTCATATGTCTCTCCGTATTATGTTTATGGACCTTGATTAGCCCATGAAATTGTTATTGTGCCACTGTTTCCTGCGGTTCCTGCTGATCCTTGATTTCCAGCAGCGCCAGGCGCTCCAGTTGCACCTGTATTTACAACAGATGTACCGCCAGGTCCACCAGCACCGCCATTGCCACCAGCACCACCTGTTCCTGCATTTCCACCAGTGCCAATAGTAACTGCATATGTAGTGAATGGTGTTACATTGTTATTATTAGTATTACTTGGTGAATTTCCGCCAGCACCGCCAGCACCGCCAGAATTACCTGCACCGCCAGCACCGCCAGCATTTCCTGCAGTTCCTAGACCAAATGTTGTGCCAGGCGTTCCTGCGTTTCCAGGCGCACCTGCTGTTCCAGCGTTTCCAGGAGCGCCAGGAGCGCCAGGACTTCCATCTTCAACACCGCTTCCGCCGCCGCCGCCATTTCCACTAGCACCTACGCCAGTATTTTGAGCACCAGCATTTCCAGGATCTCCACTAGCGCTAGGATCGCCACGACCTAAGTTGCTAAGGCCAACACCGCCGCCTCCACCGCCGCCACCAGCGCCGCCAGGCGAACCTGCATTTCCAGGCGTTCCTGCATTTCCGCCAGTGCCACCACTGCCAGCGCCGCCTGCAGTTCCTGCATTGCCGCCAGTACCAGCAGCACCTGCATTTCCGCCAGTACCGCCAGGAAAACTAACATTTTGTCCAAAATTAGTTGCGTTACCTGCGCCACCAACGCTGCCAGGCTGTGCAGTTCCGCCAACTATTCCAACCGATCCAACATTACCACTTGCACCTGAAGTACCAGCAGTTCCCGCTTGTCCTGTCCAACTATTTGGTGCTGGACTACCTGCGCCACCACCGCCACCACCTCCACCTTGATAATAACTGATAGGGGTATTATTACCTGCGCTACCGCCGCCGCCGCCATTTCCACCTGTACTATATCCAGTAGACCCGCCAGTTCCGCCGTTTTGAGCGGCAAAATCGTTGCCACTGTTACTATGACCTGTTCCACCAGCATTTCCACCAGTTGCTCCACCTGCCCCACCAGGCGCACCAGCGTTTGATCCACCACCACCACCGCCGCCGCCTTTGCCGCCGATGCCTCCAGGACCACCAACACCCGCATTTCCTGTATTTCCAGGAGCGCCCGTGCTGCCAGTTCCGCCCTGCCCACCATAACCGCCGTTGCCACCATATCCACCACTGCCGCCATTACCACCGCGACCAGTAAGTGTTACTTTACTAACCTTGAAAGGAGCAGTCCAAGTTAAACTGGTATTAAAAGTTGCCGTTCCAGCATTTACTCTAGTATTAAGAAGAAGTGCTCTGACCATTATTAACTTCCTTTATTATTGAGCAACATTTGCCATTGAGAACGCGCCAAGATAAGTTGTGCCACCGTTAAATGTAATAAAAGAAACTACATCATAGTAATATGGATTTGTTGTTAATACTGGAGCCAATCCAGAAGACCAACGAACACTTGATGGCCAAGTTGCGGTTCTACCACCAACACTATCTTGTTTTAATACGATAGTAATAGTTTGTAAAGTACCACTCACAGGCGGGTTGATAAATGTAAAGGTAGTATTGTTGTTAAGCTGAACTTCAAATACATTGCTTGCAGATAAATCAACGCTATATGTTGCACCCGCACTTAGATTTATAGTTACTGCTTCGGTGTATGCACCACTAAATGTAGTATATCCACCAACATTTAAATTACCAGCAATACCAACACCACCCTTGGCAACAATAGAACCAGTTGTCGTAGAACTACTTAATGTGGTTGCCGCAGCAATAATATTACCGCCGCTGTACACATTTCCCGTTGTTACAACAGTAGCACCAAAGTGATTTGCGCCAGTGTTGCCAATTGTTCCAGCATAAACCGCAGAAAAATTGGCTAAGTTACCATTAATTGCAGCGGCAGTGTTGCCTATTGTTGTTGCAAGCAAATTAGTAGCATTGATAGTAGCGCCGTTTGTTGTGCCCTGTAGGTTAGTTGTTCCACTTACTGTCGCACTGGTAAGTGTACCAACGCTTGTGATACTTGGTTGGGCAGCAGTTGCTATAGTTCCATATATTGAGTTCCAACTATAACTTGCTGATCCTAAATTATAAGTGCTATTAAGAGTAGGTATTATATGATTGGTGCTTACCCAAGCAAGGTTTGCAAAGCTAAATGTCCAATTAACCACTCCAGGATAAGGAGATACACCAGTATTGCCTAGATATATACCAGCACCATCAACGCCAGTTGTTGTACTTTGGTTATTAGCAAGTGTAAGGTTTTTATTTGAAGTAGTAATAGTGCTACTTCCAGCGGAAGTTATAGTGCCAAGAACTTGCAACTGACCATTAACAATTAGGTTTGTAGATACATTAACATTTCCCTGTGTATCAATAAATGCTCTTGTTTGGTTATTTTGTAATAGGTTATACTGAGTATTTGTGTAACTGCCTATACCAACTGCAGTTGCAGATGAATTAATTGTACCACTGCCAGCACCTGTTGAATCTTTTACAAATAGCGTACCAGCGCCAGTTGATATAAGTGTAGTATTACCAACAACATTTAAGTTACCAGTTGTATCAATATAGACTGGTGTTTGGCCATTTATTCCAAATTTTAACTGTGTGCTGGTTGCAGGACCAATATTAGCTGACACGATTGCACCAGCAACCACTGATCCGCTAACACCTGCACCACCGCTAACAACAAGTGCGCCAGTAGTAGTGCTTGAACTGCCTGTTCCACTAGCAGCAATAATGTTACCGCCACTATATGTGTTACCAGTTGTTACAACGGTTGTAAATGAACCGCTGTTTGCACCATTTGCGCCAATTGCACCAATAAAATAACCAGCTATGTTACCACCAGCACTTGCTGTAAAGCTAGGTGCTTTTAAGTTATTATTAATTGTTGTAGTACCAGTCGCTGAACCAATGTTCACCGAAGTTGCTGCACCGCCCATATTTACAGTGGTTGAATTTAAATTAAATACTTGAGCAGTTGCTTGATCTGAGGTAATAGTAGCATTGCTATTAAGTGCCATACCACCAGTAAGAACCACCGTAGCACCAGTAAAGTTAGCACCACTGTTACCAATGGTTTGTGCATTTAGAGTTGGACCAGCAATTGTTCCATAAGAAGTTGTACTAGTAGTTGCAACAAGAGTAGTAAACTTACCCGCTGCTGGTCCTAATTGTCCAATTGGAGTATTGTCAATTGATGGGGTTGAAATAGAACCAATAATAGTGCCAACTATATAACCGCTTGTTGTAATATTACCAGTTGCCGTTATATTTCCAGTATTAACATTTCCAGCCGTAACATTTCCTGTTACTGTAGCTGTACCGCTGCTACTAATTCCAGTTGCAGATATTGTTCCACCAAATATATTTGTGGCTCCGCCAACATTTAACTGTCCAGCTATACCTACACCACCAGCCACTGTAATCGCGCCAGTTGTTGTATTTGTGCTTATAGTAGTAGCTGCCATTCGCAAATTGCTACTTGTATTTGTTAATGATAAATTACCAGAAACTAATAAATCATAATTTACTGAAGAATATCCGTTGCCAAGAACATCAAAAGCGTCTTGCACCGCGCCAACGCTTGTTCTGTTACGAAGTCTGATTACACCATTGTTTAGCGTATTATCAATACGAAATTCATTGCTTGAAATCCCAAGCAATGCTTGACTTGTAGCACCAATATATAAACCTGTGTTATTAAGAACACTTAAAGTGCCTACAGTACTAGTAAGCTGGTCAGCGCGCATAAAGCTAGCTGCAGTAACGCCACCAAGAGCAGCACTATCACTCGATTGTCCCCAAAATTTATTGTTTGAAACCGTAGCAGAACTTGCTATGTTAAGACCAGGATTAACAATACTAAATCCACTGATAGAAACATTGGGAGTAAAAGCTTGATCTTTGTTTAAAATTGCATATCTTGAACTACCAATAAAGAAACTAATAACATTATGTGCGGTTGCGTTACTTTCATAAAGAATTTCACCTTGCACCTGTCCAGTTCCCGTAACAGGACCAATTGTGACCCAAGAACTACCATTATAGCAATTTAACTGGTTTGGATTATTTGTTGTATTAAACCAAAGATCACCGATAACTGGATTAACTGGGGCAGAGGCACTTGCTGTTGCAGATGCAATATTTTTAAAAACAGAGCCGTTATAAACTTTTAATACTGCGTTTCCTGCATCATACCAAATTTGTCCAGTTATTGGACTAATTGGTGATGTTGTGTTAGCAAAATTTTCTAACATATTAAGGAAATTTTGATCTAGGTACTGACCATAGCTTGGAGTATTTTTTCCCACCAATGCAATGCTAGTACTTGTATCCACTGTACCATCTGCGATTACAATAGGATTGGTTCCATTTGCGGGGGTAATAGTATACGACATTTATATGCTCCTGACTAAGATATTTAGCACTATATTAGTTTGAGATACTGTGCAATATCAGTATTTAATAATCAGAGTATTTTATAACGATGTCGTTAACCAATATAAGCTACACCCCAGTTATCATTGGCATCAAAATTGACAGTTCCACTAATACATTTTGCTACAAGATAATCACCTGCATTTAATTTAACTATACTTGTCTCACCAAAGTGTGTTGTTTGTGTGGCGTTAGAAGTAATTTCCCAAAATACCATGACATTTCCCGATGATGTTTGTCCATTTTTAAATACGCCAGCTTGACTAAGTGATGCAGTTGTCCCCGCACGAGCATTAAAGTACACTTGATACAATCCAGCAATAGGTGCTGTAAATTGGCCAGTATTATTGTTATAATAACTACCTTGATTATAATCTATAGCCACACCACTGATAGTACTAGACCAAGCATAACTATTAACTCCATACACGCGACACGCTGGACGGTTTGGTATTGTAATTCCATATGAACCGTTTACTGTTAAATTTCCAGAAAGTGTCGTGTCACCATTATCTTGTAGTTGCAGCAGTGTTGCTGAATAAGCACTATTAATAATTTCTAATCCGCCTGTGCTATTCAGTCGTAGAGATTTATTTGGATTTGTGGCTCCGCTAGTAGTGTTTGTAACTCGTAAAAAATCTGCGTATCCTGTTCCACCAACAGTGTCTTTTGAAGTAATTTGAAGTGCTGAACCTGTTGTACTAGTAGGTTGATAGGTAATGCTCATATTACCTATTGCAGTAGAATTTCCTCGAACGGTTATATTGCCACCAATAGCAATATTTCCATTACTATATGCAGTAACTGACGCAGGATTGTTGACTATACTGGTTATCTGACTAGTTGTAGTATAACTTCTTGCTTCGATAATATCAGTGCTGAGTGGAGCTTCGTTAAGAGTTAGCGTAGTTCCAGATACTGTATAGCTGGTTGTTGGGATTTGGATAACACCGTTAATACTAACCAAAACACCTTGTGTAGTATTAGACTGACTTAATGTAAATGCAGTTGTGCTACCATCACCAGTGAAGATATCACTAGTAACAATAGTACTACTACTCGCACCAACCTGACTCCATGAAATACCATTATATGCTTCTAACCATCCATAAGTTGTATTCCAACGAATTAACCCAGTCACATTAGTTGATGGATAGTTTGAAGTAGTACCTACTGGAACAAGCAATCCAGTGTTGCTATAAATTGCAGTTATTCCAGAACCAGGCGGGTTAATATTAATATTTCCATTAGTTCCATATGTTGTTATGTTATTAGTAATTAAATTGGCATTAATATAATTTGCCGCTATATTTGCTGCAACAACATTTCCATTAAATGTTACCGTGTTGCTGAAAGTAATTGGCGATGCAAATGTAGTTATACCACTTGCGCCTGTATATCTAGCACCAACAACATAAACAACATTTCCAGTCGATCCATTCCAAGTTACTGCAGTAGGAACATTTGTATCTGCAAAATTAAGAATACCCGATTGATAATCAAAATACCAGCTATCACTGTTTCCGCTACCTGCTTGTGGAAGAGATACACCATATGTTTGTGGTGCACTATTACCACTTGGTGCTGCATATAGTTTTAATTGATATCCAGAACCATATTGCGTTGGAATCCAGTTTGTTAACCCAGTTGCCCAAGTTTGATTAGTGGTGCTTTCTGCTAAGTTTACTGATTGAACAGTAGTAGAAAGAGTATCACTATACACTGTAACAACTGCACTATTTGATGTTGGCAATGTACTAACACTTGGAATTAAAAAATCCTGTTGCCAAATAGTAGAACCAGGACTTAGCAGTGGACTAGCATTAGATTCGTTACTTGGACCTTTAGCTGTACTAGTATCAGTCTTGGCAACACCATAACCAACTTTTTTCAGCAAATAATCAACAATCTGTGTTTGTGAAATAGCCATTAGTTAGTTGCCACCTGTATGCTCAACGCAGTCAAACTCTGACCGCTGGTTAATTTTACACGAACATAAACTTCATTACCTATATTTCCAGCGGTACTTGTATTAACTGTTCCAAATGTTGCAGTATAACTGCCGTTTGAAACAAGTGATCCAAATACAGCATTGCCGCCGACCGCACACCCATTTGAACCATTTCCGCCGCCGCCTGCTCCTGGAATACCACTGCCTGCATATGCAGTTCCCATGGTATACCAACCGTTTAATGTACTATAAGTTGATGATATTCCTGGCAATGCTACCCAAAGACCAGCAATTGTTCCGCTATACTGAATGTTAAATTTTGCAAGCGCGGCTTTAGTAAATTTAAATGTAAAATATTGTGCAGCGCCTTGACCACTTAAATTTGGACCCACTGGTTGATAACCTGAACTATAATTTGTTTGATCAAATTTAAGAACAGTTGCAACAACAGTAGCATCAGTAGTATAAAATGGACCAGTTTGACTATTAAATGCACTTTCACTGCCAGTAAATGCTGGAGTATCGCTTGCTGTTCCGCCATCTGGATTAACGATACGAAATACAGTTGTAGATAGCGCATTAGTCAAACTTGATTCTTCAATTTGGGTGGATGTTCCAGTTTTATATAGAACAGTTACGCCAAGTGAAAATGTCTGTGCAGCCGTGCTATAACTGTTATAAGCAGTCATACTTGGACCCGTTGAACTGCTACCAAATCCAGTAACTCCAGCCGCAGTTGTTGTAAAATATGCGCTTCCACTAGATACATAAGCATTGCGAACCAGCGGAGTTGTCACGCCAGCTTGAGTATAAGTTACGCTGGTTGGTGCCTGAAATGCGCCGCCAGCAGAACCAACAATAAATGTATCGCTTGTATAATATGTATCACCACTGAGTTTTGCTACATTTCCAACTAAACGCCAAGATGAACTGCTATTAAGATGCGGAACGGTTGAACTAAAAGTTGAACTATTGGAAATTAAAGCAATACTTGCATTGCTCCACACAGGTGCGCCAGGCGTATTATTATCATAATACCAACTAACTGCATTGGTGTTTGCACCAGCCGAATCAGTTAGGTATACTTGATTCCATCCTGCAGTTGCGTTACTGCCGCTTCCTTGAGCAGAAAAACTACTCCAGAATCCACCAGCACTGCCACTTAAAACACTATAATCTTGGTTTAAAGTTATAATAAGTTGACCATAAGTTCCGTTATTATTGTTACCAGATGCCATTGTACGATAGCCAGTAGCCACGCCATTTACAATAACTTGAACATTGCCACTGTCGCCTGGTCCTTGGCGAGAAAATGTATTAGTGGTCATGGTATTCGTTCTAATACCGCTGGTCACGCTTGTGCCAGCAGCTACACTTAAATTGCCCCATCCACTATTATCGGTCTGTGTAAAGTTGGTCATACGACCAAGAGTTGATAGGCCAGTTAAACTTAATGCACCGCTATTAGGAAAATTTCCTGGCGCGGGTGGAACAAGTTTTCCTAAAACTTGATTTAATCTTGCGATGCCATCTGTTATATAAGTTGAAGTTGATAAACTAACAGCATTACTAACTAGTTGTCCAGTAGTATTTGATCCTAATATAATAGTGTTGCCTTCAACTGTGCCAGAAACAGTATCGACATAACTTTTTGTAACTGCATCGGCAGGATATAATGGAGTTGGAAGATTCGTTAATCTGTTATTATTTAAATTAACATTTCCGTAAATACTAGCAAGATATAGATCGCCGTTTAAACTCGTAATGTTACCAGCAGTTACATAAACGCAACCCAATGTAACCGTGCCATTTACAGATAAAGTATTTCCTGGAATATTATTAAGAATACCAACACGACGATTGTTAGTATCAAAATACATCAAATTGCCGTCAATAATCAAATCTGTGTTATAACGCAGAAGATTATCTTTCAGCATCTGTCCAGAGATTTTACCGAGAACTGCCATTTACACTACCTTATAGGATATTTATGGTATTACATAGGTGTAAATTAATTGGCATCCGTGCTATTAAATTTATGAAAAATTATAACATTTTGTGTGGCTGGAGGAGCAGTAGTAAAGTTAATAGTTGCACCGCTTAAAGTATAAGCATCATCTGGGTTTTGTGGAACATTTCCAACAAACACAAGAATACTTGAGCTACTTGGTGGTATATAACTTAGCGTAAAGCTAGTAGTTACACCGTCACCCGTAAAAGTATCTTTATAAATCGTAACATTTCCAAGAATAGCAATACTTTGCCAAGAATTATAGTAAATTTCAAAACGCTGAGTATCTGTATTATAACGAATCTGTCCGTTTACTGGATTTATCGGACGAGCGGCAGTTCCGCCCGATGGCAGTTGAACAGCACTACTTCCAGTTTTAATTGTTGCGTTTTTAAGTAATGTAGCCATTATAGTGCAAAATATCCTATTGTCATGGTCATCGCAGTAGCAGCATTTGCATTAGCATAAATTGCGTCACCACTTCCTAACACAAATTTTTCTTGGTTTACTACCAGCGTATCACTTGATGTAATTGCATAGTTGGCGTATATTTGGTTATAGGTTTGTGCGCCAACACTGCTTTGTGATGACGGTACTATATAAAGATTTGCAATCTTAGTGCTGCCACTAAAATTACAAAAGTACATCAAGCTAACAACAGTATTACCAGTACTGGTATAAACTGCATTAGCGGCCAATCCTAGATTTGCATTTACAATTGCCATTTCTTATTCCTTAATATGACATCAATAAACCGAGACCGAGGGCACGGTTTTTAGTTATTAATTCATCTGTTGTATTGTTATTTACCACATATAAACCAGTGTTTCCAGAACCTACAGTGTTTGCATATAACTGTGTTGTACTAGCAACATTTGTTGGAGCAGATTGATATGCAATTTTTAATACATCTAATATGTAGATATGCCCTGTTCCATCTGCAGTAAGAGTTAAATCTTGGTTTGATGATGCAGTGGTAGTAAGGTTACCGTTACCAATTACAGTATTATAAACACTTAAGTTTCCGTTATTAAAAGTAAAGTTTGCATTACCTAACAGTGAACCACCGTTGTTATATTGAACTTGTGTTGTGGAACCACCTGCTGGTATAGCACCCGCAGTACTAATTTTTGCGTAGGTAGTGCCATCATTAGTTAACTGCCAGTAACCGTTTGTTTCGCTCCATTGAATTGCTGTGTTAGCACTTGTTCCACGATCAACCACAATGCTTGCGCCAAGTGGGTTAGGGGCATTTGCGGCAGTTAGTCCTGCATTTAGCGTAATAACATGGTCAGTAATGTTTGTTTCTGTTGTGACAATAGTGCTAGTATTGCCTGTAATATTTAAACTGCCATGAATAGTTACAACATTAGCGTAAATGTCATATGGTGCTGGATTACCATCATTACCTATAACTCTTTTAACAATGCTCATTCTAGAATTCCTACTGGATATTTATATCATTATAAGTTTATAAAAAAATAGCAGCCCAAAGGCTGCTATTATATTTGTTATTTTAATTAAAATTATACGCCAGGAACACGAACTGTTGTAGCAGTAGGATCAGTAAATGTCCACTGATACTTGTTGTTATTAAAGTCGATAACAAACTTGTTGCTTAAACGAGCAGCGTGCCCGCCAACATACATGCTAGAAATAGCAGCAGCATTTGAAACTGTTTGTGAATTGATCGTAACATTTGCGTTAGCTAATGAACCTGCTGTAGAAATGCTTGCAATTTTAACATTTCCAGTAATACCAGTTCCACGAATATAATCACCAACTGCTGGACTTTTTGGACCAGCAACATTAGCAGTTGAGTATGTTACATATGCATAGGCAGTGCTGCCACCGACATAAACATTAACATTTCCATAAGAAATAACGCTAGTGTCAACACCAATGCTCATTTGACCAGCAGAAAGGTTTGCGCCAGGAACATTTGCTAGTGTGCAAACGCCTAATAGATTTACTACACCAGTAGTAGTTAATGTTGGAATTGTTGCAGTAGCTGTGAAAATATCACCAGCAACAGCACTTTGTGGACCGCCAAGTGCTGGCCAGTTTGTATTGCCAACGGTAGTGATCACATAAGCATTTCCTGCAACGATGTATTCATCTTGAATTGAAGTGCTGTCGTTAACCAAGAATTTATTCTTGCCTTTTGAACGAAGAATGCTGCCAGCAGTATTGACCACACCGTTAGTAACATACACATTAGGACGAACTTGAGTACCGCTAATACTTGTTAGACCACCAGTACCACCGATAACATTATTAGTGTCCGCATATTGGTTTACTGTTGCGCTTTTCTGAATCTTAAATTTTGCCATTTTTATTCTCCTTGTAGGCGTTCTAGGCCAACGGTTGGCTTTCCGTAGTCTTAAACGACAAGGTATTTATGTTAAGCGGGAGTAGAACCATTATATCTAGTTAGCCAATAGCTTGCGTTTTGATAATGCTCTAACTGTGTAAGTGCTCTTGTATAACAATGTGCGGCTGCAATATCGCCATAAAATGCTGGCGATGTTTGTGTAGCAGCAATTACAGGAGTAGTAGGATTTTGCCCAACATTAAGTGTAGCACTAGCACCAACTAACGCACCATTTACATATATTTTCCATCCAAGTCCTGTATCAAATGTTGTGCTTACATAATACCAAGTATTGAGTGCTTCTGTACCAATATTTTGGGAAACATCTGTATAGTTAGAAGTTAAATGGTTACCAGCACAGAAAAGATTTGTACCATTGTTAAACCAAGTTGTATCTCGCGCTTCTTGACTGCATTGTAGATAACCTGGACCAAATGGAGCAGCAATAGTATTATGCCCACGAATTACTGCACCTTTACTATAACTAACACTGCCATTCATTATAGCACTTGGTGCTTTTGCCCAAACATTGCCAGCAGTTGTAAAATATGCTTGGTTAGTTCCTACATTGGTTGCGCTTGGTATAGCAACATTGGCAGTGCCAACTCCATTATAAAAAGTAAATGTATAACTATTCTTACTATCAACCCAAGTGTTTGCTGATGCTATATAATTTGCCATATCAAGATTGTATAACAAACTATCGTTTATGATAGCATCATAACTATTAATATTCCAATTGCCGCCAACATTAAATCCACTTGGTATAGTAAATGCCATTAGTAATCCTTAAAACGGGTTTTGTGATGAACTCTGTGATACTGTTCCGTGAGATGTAACAGTTTGAACACCGCTTGCATCACCAGTAATAGTATCACCAAGCATTAAGTATTGTGTATTTGTAATAGCAGTAAGTGCTGAATTAGGAACAGTTATACTTGTTAAATTAGGATCATATGGTGTTGAACCATTTATAACACGAATGTTGGTAAGATAACCTGGCCACTCTTGACCATAATATGTTGCGATATCGTTAGTGGTATTACCCGAAGTATTATAATTTAAGGTATTTGTGTTTAGACCAGAGGTGCTTCTTGTAGCAGTTCCGCCAGCAGTGCTTCCTAAAAATAGTGTTTCTTTGTTACTACTATTTCTAGTAAGAGCAAAATAATACCAAGTATTGATACTCATTGTAGGCACAGTATAAGCAAATGATCCTCGTCCACCATAGCTGTCTGTTGAAATATTTGTTGAATTGGTAACGAATAAACTCAATCCATAATCGGCATTAGCGCCCATTATACCATATGCTTGTGTAAAGTTAGGTAATATAAACCAACCTTCTATACAGTACGCACCGCCACCAATAGTAATGCCTGGCACCAAACTTAAATAAGAACCAGCATGACTTGTGCTACCACCAGCAAATAGTAAACTGCCAACTATACCTGTAAATGGAAGACTTGGTGCAACGGATATACCACCCTCAATCGTAATACCAGGTCCAACTATAAGTGACATTACACCAATCTCTCAATACTAATTAGGTTATTACTATAACCACTACCAGTAATTGCACTAACACGATAAGCATTTGTTCCAACAGTTGCAGTGACCATATACATATCACCAGCAGTTCCACTTGTGCTTCCGATATTAGCATAAGTTGTACTCAATGATGTGCCGCTACTGCCGCCAGTTGTTCCACCACCTAATCCAGATTGGTAAACATAAGTGTAAAGTATACTTGGTGTGCCACTTAAGCTACCAATTTGTAGTTGGTTAGCATTAGCACTACCATTGTTCAACCATTGAACTTTAATATTATCCATTGTAACTGCTGTATTTTGTGCTACGATTGCGGCACTCTTACCAGTAACACTTGAGCTATAAAGATTTCCACTAATCGTAGCAGTTGTTCCAATAAATGTATTTGCGGTAATAACATTTGCGCCACTGATGTTACCATACGAACCAGTTGTTATAATATAATTTGCAGTAACATTGCCCGTTGCAACAAGGTTACCAACACTCACATTGCCGCTTGTAGTAATCGGATTAGCATTGCTCATGTAAATATTGCCGTTTGGATAGATCACCATCTGTGCAGCATTATTATTATAGAAACTTAATGGTAGATATGTACCAGTTCCATTGATACCACTACCCAACTGAACATCAGTGTTGCTGTTAGTAGCCATGAAGATTTTACTTGCATTATTTGGGTTACTGTTAGCAACTGCTTGCCAACTTGCGCCAGTACTTGTTCCACTTGGCAGAGCATAGATACCTGTGCTGCTGTTAGCAGTTATTGTTTGAAATGCTGTTCTATAACCAAATGTTGAATTAGTAAAATCACCAAGAATGTAACTATTGCTTGGCATTATAATATTGCCAGGAACAGTTATGTTACCATCATATGTGCTAAATGTCCAGTTGTATGCTTTACTAGTAGTAATATTTTGATTATAATTACTTAAAATTACAGTAGAACCAGCACCACCTGGTAGTGTAAGAATATCACCATTCTTATAACCTGTACCAGGATTAGTTACAACAAGTGAAGCCTGTGATACATAACCACCAACAGAACTATATGATGCGGTCATACCACTACCATTACCACCCGTAAGTGATTGATTAGTGTAAGGAGGAGAGTTATATCCACCAGCGATACCATAAATTGTTATAATATTATACAAACCATAAGTGCGTATTGATAGATTAGAGTTAGTAGCTGCTATAATATTTCCAAGATTCGTTAGAATAATATTACCAGCATTGACATTGCCTGTATAAGTTGGCATATAACCCGCAACATTAGCATTGGCATATGTTCCTGTAATGGTTGATGCTAGTGTAGCATTATTATTATACCAATAGTAACTGTTGCCATACACACCTGTATTTGCTACCATATTACCAGCAACTACATAACCAGTTCCACTGATATTGCCACTTGCACCACTTGTTAATGAAAGATTGCCAGCAGAAATGTTACCGTTATAAGTTACCAAGTATGCAGCAACATTTGAGTTAGAATATGTTGAACCACTTGCAATACCTGTTAGATAATAACCATTACCTGTAAAGAATGCGGCATTTGAGTTACCACTATAAGTTGGAAGATAACTTGCAACATTGCTGTTACTATATGTTCCGCCAATACCAGAAAGTATTGATATTCCATTGGGATACAAATAGTTTTGTGAGTAAATGTTAGATACAAAAGCATTACCAAAGAATGTGCTTATGCTACCAATGTTACCGTAGTTATTTGAACCACCATTGACAATTGCATTTTGCTGATTACCATAAACATTTAATTGGTAGATACCAAATTGTCCACTAACTGAACCATAATTTAATGTGGCATTTCTTGAACCGTTTGATGATAGTAGATATCCACTTCCACCAATTAAAACACCTGCAGTTGCACTTGCTGTTGTGTTAGGTGCGAGAACAATAACACCAGGACCATAACTGTCGCTAATGTACCCACCAGTTGGCAATCTTATATTGCCATTATTCAAGATTTGAACATTTCCTGTTGCAACAGTATTGGCAACATAGTAAGCACTTACTTGTGTATTGCCATAAGTTGCAGGTAGACCTGTAAGATAATACCCATTGCCTGTAAAGAAGGCAGCATTTGAATTACCGCTGTAAGTTGGCAAGTATGCAGCAACATTGCTATTGCTGTAAACCTGTGTTTGTAATGTAGAAATTGCGCTATTTGCTGCAGTTATATTTGAATTAATAGTTGTAATAAGGCTTGCTTGCGTAGCTGCATTTGAATATAATACATTAATATCACTTGCTTGGCTTGCAGCATTACTTGTTAAAGTAGAAATTGCGCTATTTGCTGCAGTAATGTTAGCATTGATCGAAGTTATCGTGCTATTATTTGATAATCCAGTAAGATATTGTCCACTACCTAAAAGGTTAGTAGCACTAATATTTCCACTAACAATAACATTACCAGCAGTTATATTACCATTATATTGTGGCAAGTATGTAGCAACATTAGCATTTCCATAACTAAATGCACCGCCAACAAGCCCAACAAGTGTATTATTGATACTAACAACATTGCCTTCAAGAACTGTTACACGAGAGTTAGTTGAAACAATGTTTGCAGTCATTGCGCTGTTTAAACTATTTGCATATGCAGTGACAGCATTGTTTGCAGTAACTGCTGCACTATTTGCTGCTGTAAGGTTTGCGTTAAGTAATGCAATTTCACTTTCTTGTGTAGCAGCGTTGCTTATAAGTGTATTAAGTGTTGTTGCTTGGCTTGCAGCATTGCTATAAAGTGTTGCAATATCGCTTGCTTGACTTGCCGCATTAGCAAATAGTGTTGAAATATTTGTAGAAAGGCCACTTACATTTGTGAATAGTGTATTTACATTGCTTGCAATAGTTCCAGTATTACTTTGAAGATTAGTAATGTTTATATTAGCAGCGTTTAAATTAGCATTTAGTGTTGTAATAGAACTATTTGCTGCTTGAATTTGTTGCGTAGTAGCAAAACCAGTTCCTGCTTGAATCGTAGCAACAGTAGATGCAAGCGTGACAACTGAATTGTTCAGCGTAGTTAAACTATTTGCTTGTGCACCAGCGTTTACCGTTAGTATTCCAAGATTGCTATAAATGTCAGTGATAGTTGGACTGATGATTGCGCCAGTCTGTAAACTATCATAAACTGCATTTGTAAAATCAATTACACTACTTGGTTCTGCGCTTATATTACTAAACAGCTTCCATACATTGCTACTTGCCTGACGAACAAGACCAGTATGCTGATATGTTCCAGCCGTAAAGTGACCAACAAAACCAATATCTATGCTATAACTTGGGTTGCTATTTGCAACATAAATTATGTTGTCATTAATAATAATACTGTTTGCATTAATGGTTGTTGTTGAACCATTTACAGTAAGATTACCGCTCAATACAACATTATTTGCGGTAAAGTTACCACTATATGTTGGTAAGTAAGCAGCAACATTAGTATTACTATAAACTTGTGTTTGCAATGTAGAAATTGCACTATTAGCAGCAGTGACATTATTATTAATTGTAAGAATTGCACTATTGGCAGCAGTTATATTTGCATTAATTGCAGAGATCAAGTTTGCTTGTGTAGCTGCATTGCTATAAAGAATTGTGATGTCGCTTGCTTGACTTGCGGCATTACTTGTTAAAGTAGAAATTGCACTATTGGCAGCAGTTATATTTGCATTAATTGCAGAGATCAAGTTTGCTTGTGTAGCTGCATTGCTATAAAGAATTGTGATGTCGCTTGCTTGACTCGCAGCATTTGAAGTAAGAGTAGAAATTGCACTATTTGCCGCTGTGATATTTGCATTAATTACAGAGATCAAATTAGCTTGTGTAGCTGCATTGCTATAAAGCGCAATAATAGTGCTATCGGTTGGAAGATATACACCAACATTAGAATTGCCATATGTGCTGCTTTGTGCAATACCAGTTAGATAGTATCCATTACCAATATGAAATGCAGCATTGATATTACCTGCATAAGTTGGCAGATAAGAAGCAACATTTGAGTTACTGTATGCTGTACCAGAGGTTACCGTGTTGCCACCAATAAGCAATGATCCATTGGCAACTTGAACAGCAGTTCCACCAATATAAATTGTATTGTTACTTACATATAAACTTTTCCATTGATTAGCAATACTGCCTAAACTATATACTGCATTTCCAGATGGAAGAATATTGCCAGTAATGTTAATATCAGTTACAATACTATTTGCAAGATATGCAGCAACATTTGTATTACTATAATTTGATATAACGCCGCTTAGATAATACCCATTGCCGCTATAGTATGTTGCGCTAACATTACCACTTGCGTTTATATTACCGCTTGCAATGATACTATTTGCATATTCAGTTTTAGAAATTGTTTCGTAATTTTGAGTAATAATATTACCAGTTACAAATAAATTTCCACTTACAGTCAAATTACCTGCAGTAATATTTCCACTATAATTATTAGCAAAATATGCAGCACTGTTGGCATTAGCATATGTTGCCAAACTAGTTATAGCAGTTGATTGTAAAGCAGCATTTGAATATAATTGAGTTAATAAATTAGTACCATTTATATTCAAATTTCCGTTGTTGTCTATGGTAAGAGATGCGCCATCAAGAATAATAGCATTGCTAATATAAAGATTACTCCAACGATTGGATGAATTACCCAAAGTAAAATAATTGTCAGTTGTTGGATTAACATTAGCGTAAATATTTCCAATAGCAGCATTAACATTAGTATAAAGAATACGCTGACCGCCTGGCGTAATGCCGTCCATAACATATACATAATCTGTTGTTTCATCAATTACCAATTCACCGTTGTGTCCAACGAGATTACCAATTGCTAACGGGCTTAATTTACCAAAATAACGACGCAGAGCCATGCTTATTTCCTAGTATCTTATATTTACCATTAGATTAATGTTTATTAACCCATGATATAGTTGCATATCAGGTAGGTTTGCAGTGCAGTCAAAAAGATGTTGCAGCGCAATAAATAGTGGCGTATAATGCATAACAAGTGGAGAAAAAACATGAATACCATCGTAAAACGCATAGCAACAAAGATAGCAAAATATAATCGTTATCGTCGTACTGTTATTGAACTAAGCAATCTAACTAATCGTGATCTTGCAGATATTGGAATTTCACGCTGTGACATTCCTCGTGTTGCACAGATGCAAGTAAGTCGTTAATAAGGAGATTAACATGACACCTGGCTGGCCTGAAATCAGAGAAAGATAATAAAAAACCCCCTTTTCAGGGGGTTTTTCTTTATTAGGACTTTAAACCAGATTACTGGAATGAGAGGTTGCTTACAGCAATTTCACTTAGGTAATCGGCTGCGTTACCGAATGAACTTGCTGGGTTAGTAAGTTCAACGAATCCGTAACGAGTCATGAAGCCAACAACTGGCTCGAATGTTGATGGATCAAGGATCACACCAGAAGACATTAGAGGGATGTATGGGCAATAGAACGCTGCTGCGTCTGCTTCGCTTGAACCTTTGTAACCAACTAGAACTGGAATAGTGTCAGTTGCATAGCTGTCAACATAGATACGCATTGCGCCGTTTAGAGTACCAACGAACTTAGTGTTTGTTGGAGCTTCAAAAGCGCCTTCAGTAGTACGAGCGAAGGCTGAAGTAGTTGCACTCTGTAGAACAGTTAGAGCAGCACTTGAAACAACAGCCCAGTTACCTGCACCACGACGAGTGCGCTGTGCAATTAGGTTAGCAGCACGGTTGATTAGAACTGCTAGAGCAGCATGTTCGTCACCAACGAATGTTGCAGTACCACTTACAGTAGCTTGGTTGAATGTATATTCAGTTGCAGCTAGTGAGCGTAGGCTGTAAAGGATTTCTTGATCGATTTCAGCAGTGATTTCTTGTGCCAAAGCTGCCATAATTTCAGCTTCGATATCAAGACCATGCATTGCTTGAGCGTCTTGAGCAGCTTCAAAAGTCCAACGAGCTGAGAGCTTACGAGTCTTAGCTTCAACTGGTTGCTTTAGAATTTGCACATTCAAACGACGACCAGGAGTACCTTCGAGAGCACCAGTTGCGCCAGGGAAACCGTCACCATTAACGCCTGCTGCAGCACCTGAATAACCGCTAGCGATCTTGAAAGGTGAAAGTGCTTCGTCACCTGCTGCAGCGTTAGTACCAAACTGGCCTGAACCAGTTGATGTAAAGCTATCAGCATAACGAACACGGAGTGTGTGAATCTGTGCTACAGGTCCAGTCATTGGCTGTACACCAACGATTTCGTTGGCAATAACAGTCGGCATAACACGACGGATAACAGGTAGAATTACACGGTTTAGAGTAGCGACATTACCTGCAGCAGTACCACCTGCTGTAGCATTTTCCGCTAGATACTTCTTGGTATTTTCCAATACCATAGACATTGTTGTACGACGATTACCGCTTAAGCCTTCGAGTAGGGCTGCTTTGGTTTCGTCCCAACGGCCTTCAATTAGTTCTTGTGTCATAGGGTCTTCTCCAATTTTTAATTTCTTATTAGTCCAGCCAGACGCTTCATTTCAACGATGTTGTTTGAACTCTGATCAGGTTTAACAGTACGGTTACCAGTTACTTCAGTATGACTTTCTGCAATTACCTGCTTTGAAACAGGAGCAACTACAGCGTTGCCTTCCATAACATGGTTCAAATACTTTTTAAATGCTGCGTCTAGTTTGTCTGTTGGGACTGATTCCAGCAGTGTTGACATCACAGCGGCTTTGTCTTTGCTTAATGTCTTAAGCAAATTGTTGAGTTTACCGTTTCTTTCCATGTTTTCATTGATACGACGGATTTCTTGGTTTTTTACCTTAACTTCAGTCATTGCACGAGCTTCGGCATCGCGAGCTTCACTAATTTGATTAGACATTTCGTTAATCTTTTTAGTAAGTTTCTTGATGTCAGCGCGTTCGTTAAGATAACTTGCGCCGAATTCAGTTGCAAAAGCTTCGAAGATTTTGCGACCAAAGTTATTTTCTTTGGCTTCTTGAATATCGGTCTTGAGTTGATTTAATTCTGAACGCAAATGATTTGTTACAGTGTTTTCAACCAATGAACTTGCTTTCTTAACAAAACTTTCACGAAGAGCTTCAAGCTTCTTGCGGCCTTCAGTAACAACTGCTACCTTAGTGCGAGCAAGATCAATCTTATCTTGTGTAAATTCTGAGATTTCAGCCTTAAGATTAGTAGCAACAAATGCTTCTAGTTTCTTAATTGTGTTTTGCATTGTAGCACGATCACTGCGAAGTTCAGCAATTTCGCCAGCTAGTGATTCTGATAGATAGCTATCAAAATTCTTTGCCTTCTGCATCATTTGCTGTGTGAACTTCACACGATCTTCTGTAACTGCTTCACGCTCTGCAGCAATCTTACGAACTTCTGCAGTTAGTGATTCGTTAACCATCTTGTCCAGAGCTTCAACCATAACAGCGCGGTCATGTGAATAACGACCTGCCATTTCATCACGGATTTCTGTACGAATCTGCTCACGAGCTTCTGAAAGTTTCTGATTCCAGCTTTCTTCCAGAGCCTTACGAGTATCTTCGTTCAGGATTCCGTTATCTAGTAATGGTTTTAGAGCTTCGAACATTAATTTCTCCCGAACTTATATTTTCAATTCAGTAACAAATTTACGGATTTCTTCCTGTAAATATTTCTGAACTCGTTGATCTTTGTTTAAATCTTTAGCCATATCTAATACACGATGTCCACCTTTCATATTCATGAGTCCTTCATAGACTGCAGTTGGGTAGGCATTAGGTGCACTAGGTTGTGCTACTATATCAACAGTAACGATATCAAAATCGCTAACTGCGCCGTCGTGTTCATTAACATTACCTGATCCACGACTGCTTACTCCTAGTTTTACACCACTTTCTAACATGGTGCGAACTAAATTACCCATTGGGGTGGGCAAAATTTTCATCTTTCCAAAACCATTTGGTCCGTCTAACCACATTTCTGTAATCATATGACTTACACGGTCAAGATTGATGCGTAGGTTGGTTGGATGATCTACTTCACCCAACACACTATAACCTGTTTTAATTTGCTTATTGAGTGTTTCAATAGCACGATTGATTTCGGTGATAGGATATACACGACTGTTAGCGTTTTTCACACCACCTTGGATACAAATGCCTTTCAGATAAAGGTTTTTGCCTTCATCTGAATGACTCATTTCCATTTTAGCCTGATCGTAACTAAGATTTTCGATAAGCAAATTACTCATTATTATTCCTTATTAGCGAGGTAGAACATCTTTCTTATTGATGTTTGGACCGCCGCCTGTTGCAAACTTGCCTTCTGCGCTTTGTGGCTTCTTAGCATTTGAAAAAGCCTTACCAGCGTTTGCGCCTGGAGTGTTTAGAAACTTACCATTGCCTGGAAGCTTGCCTTCGCCCTTGCTATATTCGTTACTTGGCCCTTTATAAGTCTTGCCATCTGGGTCTTCGTTTGAGTCGCCACGAACTAGATTCTTTGCAGTTCCGCCCATGTCGTTCTTACCAGCAACTACGCTCTTCTTTTGTGTTGAAGACTTGTAGCTATTAACTGCACCAACTGGTGAACCTTCGCTGTTTCCTGGACTTGAAACTTTTTCAACATACTCACGAACTACGCCTTCTTCTGGTGTATCCATGCCCTGATGTTCTGGTTCTTCTGCTTCTTGTGACATTAGCTTTTCAAACTCAGCTTTTAGAGCATCAAGTTCATCTTCGAAACTTGCAAGATCGCCTTTAGTTGCTGGTTCGTCATGATCGCCCATGCCATCATTATCTGAATCTAGGCTATCATCTTCATCGTCGTCGCCCATTTCCATACCATCATCGCCCATGTCCATATCGTCATGGTCCATGCCTTCATGATCTGCTTCGATATCATGCATCATGTCATCTGTCTGGTCCATGCTGTCGCCAGCTTCGTCCATGTCATGATCCCAATTTTCTTCCATTTCTTCTTCCATTTCTTCAGCAACAAGTTCGTTGTAAAGATCACGGCTCTTTTCGACAACGAGGTTATGGAATAGTTCCTTGGCCTTGTCGGTTTCATCATTGATGATGTATTCAATAAGTTGTTCGTAACGACTACGCATATGTTAAACTCCTGTTGGGTTTTGTCCTATGTTTATATTTAATAAGACGCTGTAAATACCTGTTCAAATAGATTGTTTTTGACGATTTTGTGAATTTTAGGCTGGCGGTGCTGCTGCAGTAGCGCCATATTGCTGACGAACTCTAGTCATTTGTTCAGCATACTCTACATTGCGTTGATCATTCATCTTACGAAGTTGATTAATTTGTGCCAGTGTAAGTCTAGTTTTACGAAGATCGGTCATTTTTGTAGTACTTTGATCACGGCTAAGGTCTTGAAAAGCCCCGTTCTCATCATTAAACATTTCGTTTAGTACCATTATAAAAATCTCCAGTAAATTATTTAGCGTTATTAACCGCCACCAAGTGCTGCGCCAGCAGTAGCGCCACCTGCAGCACCGCCGCCAGCACCGCCAGTTGGACTTGGAGCACCTGCTGCACCAATTTCGCCGCCTGGTTCTGGAGGAGGACCGCCCTCTAATCCGCCTTCTTGACCAGTAGCTTCAATATCACTTAGCGTTTCAAGGTCAGTATTAATACCGCCAGGCGTTACGCCTACTGTACGAAGATCACTGCCTTGCATTGCGCTTTCTGGAGTTTTTTCGCCACGCTCTTCATGCCACATCTTATCGTTTTCTGCCATTTCAATCTCGCTAAGACCAAGATATTTCTTCATCATGAATCTCTTACTAAGAAACTCAGTAGCAACGATTTGAGTAAATGCACCAATTCTGCTGGTGTTTAGCTCAATTTCACGATAAGCAGCAAAGTTCTGTGGCTCATTAAAGCGCAATTCAAAGATAGAGTTATCAAGATTGAATCCACGCCATTTTAAAAATAATTTAAATTCTGTATCAAACTTTGGAGAAATGTATTTTTGTAAACGCTTGCAATATTCATTGAAACGATATTCTTGAATAAGTGCCGTTGTTACTTTGCCATCACTAAATGCGCGTTCACTTTCTTCTGGACCTGTCGGAAGATAAGAACTAGGTATACGAAGAGCACGATACATCTTGTTAGTAAAGAATCGTAAATCATCAATCTCGCCTAGATTTTGACCGCCAGGCAACACTTCAACAGATGAACCACGACCTTCTGCTGTTTGTGGAAAGAAGAAATCTTCGTTCATGCTCATTGGATTATAGGAAGCATCCATAAGATTGCTACCACCACCACTTTGTGTAGGTATGCGGCGTTGATTGATTTCATTCTTAACACGCTCAACAAATTGCATTGCAAGATGTGCTGGCATATTACCAACATCAATCTTAAACATGCGGCGTTCAGGAGCACGAGAGATACGATAGATTAGAATAGCGTCTTCTAATAATTCTTTTTGCTTGAATACTTTAAAGATAGCTTCAAACAGACTAACGCCAAACGGCCAGTTAACATCTAAACCTTCTGTCAAACTCAAATGAACAATATGTTCTGCTGCAACAGGAAACTCGTTGTTACCTGCACCAAAGCGAGTATTAGGTGAAAATAATTCACCACCAGCAGTATAACTTCTGCTGCCGCCCATATAAGGAGCAAATGCATAACTGTCATTTGGACCAGGCGGTCTTGTAATAGTATTGTTCTGTAGATTAGGATTCAAGTCACGGATATAATAGATTTCTGGAACCTTGCCTTGACTTTCATTGACAATAACTTTAGATACGCGATTCATTTCAGTCCAGAACCATTTATAAGTTTCTGGGTCACGAACAAATACTTGATCACCATATTTCAGCGTATTACGGAAAATTTTAAACATGCGCTGGTCAAATTCATTTAACTTATACCAAGCAATAAGTTGTTCTTTTAGAATCATTGTTTCATTTTCAGTAGCATCTTCATGAAAATGTAACTGAAAAGCTGTTCTGGTATCTTCGTTTGTTTGTGTGCAGAACTCACTCAAGATATCCATTGCACTATTTGCTTCGCTATCTAAATCCATGTTCTCGTATTGAGTATAACGATCAATACGATTAGGATGACCGCTGTAAACATCTGGTAACATGCTTTGATAGTTGCGATATGCAGCATTTGCTTGTGAACCAAGATAGTTATAACTGCTATAATCAGTTACACTGCCATTAACTGGGCTGTATGCACCATCACTTACAATACGCCAATGCTTTTTCCACGCCATATTTCTAATCCTCGTAGGATATTTATTGAAATATACAGCTATTACATTATTCTTAGGCTAGTAGTTTCTGTATGGGTAGCCACGCTGCTAGTCAAACTAATTAATTCAGCTACTTGGCGATTTAAAATTTCAAGTAACTCATCTGTTCTAGGTTCACGAACCATCAACTCTTCCACTGGTGTAACCTTAGTTACAAGGTTATCCATAGATTCTTTTGTTCCTGTGTTATTTTCAAGAAGCTTTGAAAACTGTTCAATTAAAGTATTGCTTAGACTTGAAAGATCACTGCCAAAACTAGAGATGTTATCAGATATAGTTGTATCTGGGTTTTGTGGAACTGTATCATCAACTTTCTTTTGAACAAATGGGTCAAAAATATGGTTAATAGAATCAATATAACTGCTTATAGTGTTTTCATTGTTTGTATTTGGATCAGTTTGTGTGCTATCTAAAAACTTACTGAACATATCGCCAGTCACACTGCTTGATTTAATAAAATCAGCTAGTGATCCAGTTTGTTCCATAATAGATTTCATCAATGAATCCATGCCATCACTCATTGGAGTCACTGCGTTAGTAAGCGAATCAGTTAATTCTGGCATTTGCTGAAGTAACATCGCAGTAGATTCATCAGTAGCTTGGCTACCGCTTGCGATAAGTTCCTTTATTGAACCACTAATGCTGCCTGAAATATTACCAATAAGTGTAGAAATATCGCCAGAGTTTATGCCAGAACTATCAGTAATCATTTTTGATATCTGATCTTGTATAGTGGCAGCTTGTTCTTTGCTTTGTGTTATCAGCGCAGAGATACTATCCGTTGGATTATTCGTATCCATCATTGATGAAATGGCATCTGTAACTTGTGTTATTCCATAAGTCATAGGGTCTACTGCATTTTCATCTGGAGTAACTTTTGGTGCTAATGTAGGAACAATATCTACAAATCGTGTAATCTGTGATTTAATTGCATCAAATGAAGATGCAGTATCGCTATCTTTTTTAACTAGTGGGTCAAATGCTTGATTAGCAGATTCTATATAACTGGCAATAGATTGCACTGTTGATTTTGCAAAATTTGTCATAGTGGAACTTATAGTGTTAACACTATTAGAAAAATCATTTATTCCAGTAGTAAGAGGAGTAAATGATGAAGTCATAGAACCTGTCAGCGAATTTAACGAATCTTGTGATATTTTAGTATCACTATTACTTGGTGCAACTGCAGGTTTATCTTTATTTGATAGCGCACCAATCGCTACTTCAAGAAGTTGTTTGAAACTATCGCCAGACATACCTGCTGGTAGCGGTATTACTGTTTCAGTGCCATGCAGTTTACTAAAGAATCCTTCTGCGCTGCCACTAAGAATGTTACCGCCAGCACTTCCATCGCCACCAAATATACTTTGCCACCATGATTTTTTTGGAACCTCTGGTTCTTTTTGTTTATCTGATTCATTTGGTGCAGTAGCAACAGTAGGCGATGGAGGATTTACTGGTGATGCAGTCATAAATGAGTCAACTTCACCAGCAGCAGCATTAATTGCTGCAAGCTGGTCTGCTTGATAATTTTTCTGTGCTGTTGCTAATGATTCTACTGTATACCCAGTTTTCTTAGCCATTTCTTCTACAGTAGTATTGTTGAGTTTAGCAAGTTCCTCAACTTTATCCATAGTCATTCTTGTAAGGTCATTGCCTAAATCTTGTTTTTCATTTGTTCCAATACCAAGTACTGAAAGAATACCAGTTTTTTTGTCAGATAGCTCTGTTTTACTAGCAATTGTTTGTCCTGTTTGTTTTTCTTGTTCAGTTAACTTGTCTTTATTTTTACCAGTCATAGTATCAACAACATCACTGAAACCTTTTGCAAATGCTAAGGTTGCTTCATTAATTTTGGTTAACGCACTCATATATGCGCCTAAAGAATCAGTTGTAATATTTTGTAACTTTACTCGTTGTTCCATTCCTTGCTGTTCTAATGTAGCAAGTTGATCAGTTGTAGTATCTTTTGTTTTTGGTGCTTCAGCTTGTCTTTGTAAAGTAGTTCGCAACTCTTCAATAGTAGCTGGAAATTTTAAAACTTCCTGATAACTATTCATAACATCAGTGGTTGCTTGTTGTAATTCTCCGCCAGCCATTTTGCCAGCAAATGCAGCATCGCCCATTGACTTGAAACCATCTATTATTGCATCTCTATTGCTAACCGTAGCTTCAAGTGCAGTATTTTCATTTAATGTGCCTGCTTTTAATGCTTCATATGTTTTGGATGCTACCTCAAATATAGCAGGATTTAATGTTTTTGCATAATTCATTGCTTCAGTTGTTATGTTACCATGGTTGGCAATTAACTCACGAAGCATATCACTGCCAAGTTTTGGCATTTTGTTCATGTTATCAGTAATTAACTGTGCAGATTGAGAATACTCGTTGGCAACAACTACTTGATACGACGCTTCTTGATTTTTTTTATCAATTTCGGCTGTTCTGACTCTAGCATCTTCACCAGTTATGTCAGCAATAATTCGCAAGTTTTTTGCATACTGTGCAGTTGCTTCTGCGAGCTGTGCATCACTTGCACCACCACCACCAACACTTTTTTTAATTCTAGCGCCAACATCTGCGATTAAACCTGGAATTTCTTCTAAACCAAATCCAAGTTTTTGAAATTGGGTAACATCAAGTTTTTTAGTAACATCTCCTATTTTTCTAGCACCTGCAGTAACTCCACCAAATGCTTGAGCAATGTTTTCCTTATTTTCTTTTAATGAAGCACTAAATGTTTGCACATCAAGACCTGCATTTTGTGATGCGTTCTTTAAACCAGTAAAACCATCAGCAAAAACTGCGCCACTGTTGCTTGCTGTTTTAAATGCAGCAGATACCATCTGTACTTCTTTGTTCATAAATGGCATTACTTTGCCAACAGCTTCAGTAGCTGCAGCGGCTGCGTTTAATGCACCACCTAAAAATTCCAAACCTACTACGACAGGTGCCATTTCTGGACCAAGTGCTAGAAGTCCAGGCGCAGCACTCATGAGTCCTTTGCCAACAGCAGACATGCCAGAACCAGCAGCGTCAACTGCCATTGTAGCAGTGTCAAGTGCCATATCAAGACCATTACTAGTTCCTTGATATGATTTTAACATTCCTCCAGCAAAACTTGTTAATCCACTGGCGGCAGCACTGATAGATTTTACAAATTTACCATTTAATATTTCATTTGTAGCAATTGTGTCATTGGTTATTTGTTCCTGTGCAGAGATATAAGCATCTGCACTTCTTCTAAACTCTGGAGGAACAGCACTTTTTGTTTGATCATTTAGTAACTTTAAACTAGCTCTAGTTTCTTCCGCAGTTGCCTTGCCTTTTTTCTGAGCATCAAGAAGTTCTTTTTCGCGTTCCTTACGGTCTCTCATTAACCGTGAATATGATTTGGCTAAATCAGTATCATCTTTAATACCTAGTGCAGCAAGATCAGTTTTTTTCCTCATTGATTCAAGGCTTGATTCAAAACCAGTAAATCTTTCGCTTATTGAACCTATCTGTTTTGAAAAAATTTCATATTCTGCATCACTTATTACTGGCATTTTAATTTCACCGTTTTTTTCACTTGTTAAATACTATCAGAGTGTCAATTATTATTTATGGAAGTAAAAAACATGCAATCAATGAATCTCGCAGGTAACCCACTAAGTGGGCATTTTCGTCAACCTAGTATCTTTGTCAAGCTGCCAAGCGGCGGAAGATATTGGGCACCACAAAGTTTAAATTTACCAGCCAATGGCGAAGTTGGTGTGATGCCAATGACAGCCAAAGATGAAATTATGTTGCGCACACCAGACGCACTAATGAATGGACAAGGGATTGTCACTGTAATTCAAAGTTGCTGCCCTGCCATTGTCAACGCATGGGGAATGCCTACCGTTGATGTAGATACGCTGTTAATAGCAATTCGTATTGCTACCTATGGCGATAAGATGGATATGGACAGCGATTGTCCTAATTGCAAGCATGATAATCGTCACCAGTTAGAACTTGGTCCTGTTCTTATGAAGGTTCGTTCACCTGATTATGATAAGACAGTTGAAGTTGATGGTTTAACAATTAAATTTAAACCTACTAACTATCTACAAAGCACAAAAAATAACATTGCTAGCTTTGAAGAACAAAAGATTATTCAGTTACTGAACAACGAAGACCTTGACGCCGACACTCGTAAAGCACAATTTGATGTGCATCTTAATAAGATCATTGACAGCAACACTAATATTTTAAGCATGAGCACAGAAAGTATTACTACTGAAAGCGGTGATGTTGTTACAGATAGAGCTTTTATAAGTGAGTTTTATACAAATACTAGTAACAAAAATATTAAAGCAGTTCAAGCAAAACTCAAAGATATTAGTGAAACAGCAGGACTACCGCCAGCAAGAGTTAAATGTGAGGAATGTAGTACTGAATATAATGTTGCAGTTACATTTGATTACGCAAATTTTTTCGAGCCACTATCCTAAACCTTTCGCATGAAGAGGTAATGGCACTGGTGGAGAGATACGAAAGTGATGTAAGAAGCATTAAGAAGAATATTCTTAAAATGTGCTGGCATATGCGTGGTGGTATCTCTTACGAAGAAGCAATGATGATGTCTGGACAAGAACGAGATATTATTGCCAAGATCATTGAGGATAACCTTGAAACTACTAAGAAAAGTGGTTTGCCTTACTTCTAATTTATTATCTGAGTTTTATAATCACCTTCGGTGATTAGTTCAGGAGCTATCGCTCCTTCACCTTTTTTCATTTCTTTTTAACGATCAATCTTTTGCATTTCATATAGATTGATGTTTTCATATAGACTCCATTTCTGGAGTCTATAGATTAATAACACTTCATATGAGTATCAGTAATCACATTAACAAGAAGAACTCGTGTAATTGAGCGGGGCGGTTGGCCTGTACCCCTTTAATCTAGTAGACTATTCCAGCGGATCAACATATTGCCCTTGTTAACGAACAATATCTTGCTGTGGTTGCTTTTTCTCAGAGCCACAATCATTTTTTGTGCTTTGTCCCGATAGGCCAGCAATGAACGGAGTGCTGTCAACCTTCTAACGGTATATATGGGGGGACTGTCAATGCCAAAATTGCCTAATGTGCCTGTTTTTGCGCTACTACGAAGTAACCTGTGTTATCTGAGCCAGTCTCTAATTTCTTTATGTTAAAAGAATTGCTTTCTTTGCCTTTTATATATAAGAACGAGTTGCCACCAATTTCAATTACATATTCATAGTGTATTAATATAGTATAGCCATATTTGCCAAGTAATTCAATAAGTTTTTCTTCAGGTAATTTACTAATGTATGTATCTTTTTTTATGTTTTCTGCAAAAATAAATTCAGCAGTTTGTTTTTTTAAAACATATTCAAAATCAACCTGTGATAACGCCTGTGAACACCATAATGTATCATATTTTAATTTTTTGTCAATAAAATCTTCTAATTTTATTTGATAATCAAATACATTTATTGTTATTTTTTTATTTTTTAAAAAATAAAATTTATTTTTAAGCCATTTTTTTTGAAAATCAAAATATTTTTTATTAGGTTCAACTGAATAAACGGTGTTTGCTTTACAAAAATCAAAAAAAGGTATAAATCGTCCTACACCGCTTCCGCCGTCAACAATTATTTTATTTTTTAAAATATTATTAATAACATCAATTTTTGAAAGTTTTACAAAAAAATCTAATGAGATATTTGAAAGAGCTGCATCATCGATGCCTTGTATATTAAATGGCTGCGTTAATTTGGTCATTTAACTTCTATCTTTAATAAAATACTGGTTACTCATAACAGTTTGAGATATTAGTGAACCATGGCTTCTCATCACATTTAATCCATTAGTGTATATTTTAAAAATTTTATCCCCACTGTCTTTTATGTGATTGTAATAAGAAAGTGTATCTGGTGATTTTTCATCGTTGCTAGAAAATAATTTATGTGTGCCATCAATGCTACTTATATGACTATGTAGCAGTTTGCATCTGCCCATAGCCAAATTCCAATCTTTATAGTACCTAGTATTAACGCCATTGCCTAATCTATTCTTACCTTGTATAGCATGTACTAATCCGCCTGTCAATATTTTAAGTGATTCAAACCAACGAATTACCATATGACATTGCTTTATATGTAATTGCGGCAAATCGCTGCTATAATAAAAATTTTCTTGGTCTGCTCCCATGAAATCAACACCCATGTTGTCTGAACAAAACCCATACCATTTGCCATCTCGCAGTAACACTCTTGCTTTATCAATGCCCATTATATCGCCACGAATACCTTTTTTATAACTTGCTTTCAAAAAATCATCCATAACCGTTGTAGCAAATATTCTGCTAGTCTTGCTGATTTTTAAGCTACAACTTGGGTGATAAATCCAGTCGCTACCAAACTTACTATAAAAGTTTTCTATAGCTTTAGATTCAACACGCACTACATTGATTTTTAAATTAGGATAATATGTATTTTTTATATAGTTGGCGTGTAATATAGCAACTTCTACTTCAGGATCATCAAAGAAATCACGACGATCATATATTAGTAATTCATCTAACAATATGTTGTTATCTACAAACGCACGAAGAATAGTATGGCTATCATAGCCACTGCTATACCATAGTGCCAGATATGTGTATTTGTCACGAATTTGTTGACAGCGAGTGCGCATCAACTCACTCCAAGTTTCTTGCGGTTCCGCAGTCCAATCTACCCTTGACCAAGTGTCTTCCATCCAATTAAATTGAATGTTGTTAAAATTTCCATTAGCTAATTCAATAGCACGAATTTTACTATATTCAATCGTATTTCCGTTGACTAGATAATAACTTTCGTTATTAGATATATGAAATTTGCTCACTTGTATACTCTATCTCGCAGATAATACTGCTTACTTAAAATTGTACTTTCAATGGCATTTCCATAACTTCTCATTCTTTTTAAACCGTTGTCATATATTTTAAAAATTTTCTTCTCATTTTCTTTTATATGATTAAAATAGTTAATAAAATCTGGAGATTTTTCATCATTTGTGTGAAAAAATTTATGAGTTCCATCAACACTAGCAATATTACTATGCATTAGCTTGCATCTGCCCATTGCTAAATTCCAATCTTCATAGTGTTTTGTATGTATTCCGCCTAGTTTTCTATCTTTGCCTTGAATGTTATGCACTAGATTCCTTGTTAACTCTGGTAAACTTTCAAACCAATCAATTACCATATGACATTGTTTTATATGAAGTTGCGGTAAGTCATTGCTATAGTAAAAATTTTCTTGATTTGTTCCCATAAAATCATATGCGCTGCTATCTGAGCAAAATGCGTACCATTTACCGTTGCTTAGTAATACTTTTGCTTTATCAATACCCATTATATCGCCACGGATGCCTTTCTTATAGCTTGCACTTAAAAAATCATCCATAACAGTAGTAGCAAAAACTCTGCTTGTTTTACTAATTTTTAAACTATAACCTGGATGGTATACCCAGTCTTCACCAAATTTATTATAAAAATTTTCTATTGAAGATGCATTGCTGCGAACAACATTAATTTTTAAATTAGGATAATATGTATTTTTTATATAATTTGCATGAGTAATTGCAACCGCAACTTCAGGGTCGTCAAAGAAATCACGGCGATCATATATTAATAACTCATCTAATAATATACCATTGTCAACAAAGGCACGAAGGATGGTGTGACTATCATAGCCGCTGCTATACCACAGCGCCAAATAGGTATACTTGTCACGAATTTGTTGACAACGGGTGCGCAAAAGTTCGCTCCACGATTCTTTTGGATCAATTGTCCAATCTATATTGGCCCAAGTATTTTCCATCCAACTAAATTGAATTTTATTTAAATCGCCGTTAGCTAATTCAATAGCACGAAGTTTACTATATTCAATAGTATTATTGACTAGATAATAGCTATCATCATTGAATATATGAAACTTAGTCAACCAATCCTAGTCCTTCAACACTGTTTAATCCTACTTGAATAGAGATTCGTGGACTAGGAATGTTTCGAACACCATGTAATATACGAGTTTGAATAACAGTCCATGTTCGTAGCGGTATCTGGAAACTTTCAACGATATCTAATAAACTGTGATCGTTACAGCGGTCGCCATTGTTTCGCATAAGTGGTTTGCCGCGCTCATGGTAAAACACTGTCTTGTGATCCTCGCCACCGCCGTCAAGCAAATAAATTAAGCTATAATTACGGCTTAAATCACAATGTGCGCCATTTGTATCCTTGCCATCTTTGCCTGTATCTGCCTTGGCAATACGAATATTCACTACACTTTTATCTGTAATATTAGCATATACCCAATCTCGCATCTCATCATCTAAACTATATGCTAAGTTTGGCGCATTAATTTTCTTAACACCATCGACGATAATAGTGTCAGTGGTAATTTTATTCCAATCTATTTGCCGTTTACCCTGTGGCATTTGTTCTAATTTTGTATCCATTTGTGCATATGCACGATCAATTAAGTGTTGCGGAACATGCGGCAAATCTTGTAAAATTTTATAAAACCAAGTCATAATAATTCCTTTAATAACTGTATTTCTTTTTTAAACTATTCAATAAACTATTAATAGTAACGCCTGTTAGTGCAATAACAAATAGTATAGCATACATCTGGTCAATATCTAATTTACTTTTAACATCAATAATATAACTTCCTAACCCAAAATATCCACCAATGCTTCCAAAAACTACTTCAAGACTAATAAGAATACGCCAGCTATTGGCCCAGCTTGTGCTTGCAATTCCTATTAGGTTTCCAATAGCGGCTGGCATATAAACTTTAAGCAGTGCTTTAGAGCCACTCCATTGTAAATTTCGCACATGTTTTTCCCATTGCTCGTGCACTGATTCTATTGCTCGTAGAATTTGTAAGCCGCTAGTCCATACTATATTCCATACAATGATACTGTATACGACTGCTGCGCCTAGCCCCATAAACAGGCTCATAAAGGGCACCAGCACGAAACTTGGCAGAGGATTGAAGTATGCACAATAACGCTCAAATAACGCCTTTAACCACTGGTATTTCATGCAAAGTAGTATGATACAAATAGTAATAAACATACCAATAATATAACTTAATACAAGTGTTCGCATAGTATAATAGAAACTAAACCAAAACTTGCTGGTCCATATCAGATCGTATAGCGCAGATAAAATACTTGTACTATCAGGAAATATAAGTGGTTCTTGCACAATAATGTATAAAAAATGCCATCCTATTAATATAATAGAAATAGCTAACGCATTATAAAGAAAGGATCGAAACAATTAAATCATCCTCACGGGTTATATTTTTAAGACCGTCTTTGCTAAGCAAGTATATGCTGTCGCCTACTATTCGTGCTTCGGTTACATTGTGTGTAACCCATATAACGGTTAAATTTTCTTCGTGAACAATCTCACGGAAATCTTTTGCGACAGTTGCCCCTGTAAGACCATCTAAGGCGCTTAGCGGCTCATCGCATAACAATGTGCGCAATCCACTGCATAAACTGCGAATAAGTGTAAATCGTTGGCGTTGTCCGCCACTTAAATTTGTTGGACTATGATCTAGATATTGTTCTAGATTCCATCGTTTTACCAAATCAATGTATGGTTTTTGGCAAACTAATTCTAAATTTTTTTTCACAGTCATCCATGGAAACAGTTGATGACTTTCTTGAAAAACACGAAATTGATTCTTGAATATGATATCTGATCTAGAAGCAATAGACGCAAGTAAACTTGTCTTACCTACTCCACTTGTTCCCATGATAACAGCAATTTCCCCTGCTTGCACCGACAAATCTATCGGCGCAAACAGTGGAGTATTATCACTTACGGTAACTGTATGGTTACTAAGGTTAATCACTTGACTAACTTTTCATCCCATACCATGTCACTGTGCTTTTTATCTTTACCAGCGCCGCTCAAGATACCAGCACGATATAAGAAATCTATATATCGCAGCGTACTATCTGTCTTATACTGATAAACATCATGGTTTTCTTTCTTTTGTTCAACTAACTCATTTAGTGTTGGTTCAACTACTTCGTCTTTTGTCATATAGGTAATCAACATTGGGCGTGGATTCTTTTCAAATTCTGCGATAGCTGCCTTTTGTGCAGCAACCCATGCACGAGCAAGTTTAGGATTTGCATCTAACCACTTTGTTGTAGAGTATACACTATTAAGAACACCTGTTGTTTTAGTTGGGTCTTCATTGTGTGCAATAATATGCGCTCCCTTGCTGACAGCAATATTTTGCCATGGAACGCCAATAATACCGCAATCAATTTCAGGGTTTGTTTTAGTAATTTGTGCAAGTGCTTGATCACGAGGCATTACAACAATATTACTATCGAACTTGGCATATTCCTTGTCACCAAACTTTGCAGCAGTATATTGCCGCAATTGCATCTGTTCACCACTATTCATGCCCTTCATGGCAATTTTTGTAGTTGGCGTAATATCATTTAATGATTTAATTTTAGGATTGCCGCAAACTATCCATTGATCATATTCTTCGCCGCCAGCTAAAAGTTTAACTTTGGATGGGTCTTTATCAAAAAGAATACCAAACGCATTTGCTCCGCCAAATACAATATCAATTTGACCTAGCAAAAGTGCTTCGTTTGCTTTTGTTGCTTCAAGAATATCTACATAAGATACCTTGATATCATTAATTCCTTCTTTCTTGGCATATTCTGGAAGCAATTCAACGGTTTTATATAGTAGTGGTTCGCTGCTTGCATACTTAATCATTCGATTGACGCGAATTTCAGTTTCTGCATGCGCAACCGACGCAAGAGATAGTAATAGAGCGATAGTTGTTATTGTTCTGTTAAACATTTTTTTCTCCTTCCATAAAGTTAACAGATAACACAAAAAACATCAATATAATTGATGCGTATAGTATTAAATTTTTAATGAAAGGAGCTTGTAGCATTGGTGGGACTAGCTACTACGGTCGGCGTTTGGTAAGGCATTACTTACGGTACAGAACTTGCGTCCTTCGCGTCGATTACGAGTTCCGAGGTCACCAAATGTGGCCTTGCTCCAAAATTATTTATATGAGTTGCGGCAAGATTACAATTTTTTTATTATTTCTTGTAAGGTCATTGTTTCCCAATTATCGCACAACACATCTTCGCGGCGCATTTGGTCAATTACTAATGCCTCGTATAGTATATTTTCACTTGTATTTTCATAATGTTTTTTATCTTTTATAGTATTCCATATATTGTTTGCTATCATTATTTGTTTTGAGTTGTGTGTTATAAACTGTGGATGCATAAAATTAACTTCACCCCAGTCAAAATCAGCTATATTAGTTGATTCCATATCGGCAGCAAATTTTGATATAAATTCAATATCTAATATTTCTCTCATACTATAATTAAAAACATATTTTCCAGTAACATAGACATCGTTTTCTTTTCGATCATACGCAGTTGAATCGCCGCCAATGTCATCTCGTTCCCTGATAGTATTTCCGTAATTATATCTTTCTCTGAACATATCTATTGTATCTTGCGTTAATACATGATTATTATACGGATAGATTCTTTCCCAATTATCTACCATAAAATTTCTACCTTCAATCCAGTCTTTGTCTAATGGGTTGCCATATTCTTCATCATTTAACATCTTTATGTTCCATAAACCTTTTGTGTGAAGATTTATTGCAGCTAATTTGCGATGATACTCACTATTTTCGTCATGCACATTGATAATAACAGGTTCTTCCTCAATTCTCATTATCCAAAAAACACTATTATGCCATCCTTTCATCCAATTTTTTTGATTTTGATCAAAAGTAACATTGCCTCGAAAACCAACTGGATATATTGTACCTGTTGACCAACGATGTTTAATTATACTTTGAATAATAAATTCAATAGTTTGGTGCGCTGGTTTCTTAATATGTACATGCGCACTGCCATCTCGTTTAAATGGAGTTTCTACAGTTGTACTAGCAGTTTTACGATTTGCTTTGCATAATGCCCAGTGCAAATAACTTCCATAGTATCCGCCTGGATATAATAGCCATACATTTTTATCAAACATCATATTATCCACATGCTATTGAAACCATATCTTTGTTTAATTCCCAAAAACGATTATATTCCATGATTGCCCACCGAACATCTTTATATTGATACAGCATATAATATTCTACAAATAGCGGATGATCGTAATAAGAATCAAATTCAACTGCAACAAATTTGCCTTTACGATTAAATTTCATAATTAAAATATTAAAGTCACCATCGTCGCTAGCATCCATTAACTGGTCTAACCATACATCTAACTGCTTACAACTGCCGCTA